GAAAGAGATAAACAAATGGAGAGCCTTTATAAATGAAGTTTTATAAAATAGAAAATATTGAAGATTATAAGAAATTCCGCAAAGAAAACCACTACCGAGAAATGACCGATTTTTTCTGCCAAATGACCATTAATTTATATAAACTACCATTCGTGATAATACAATATAATAATAGGATAGAAGAATATTATCCGTCGGTTGAGAATATGCCGGAACTCACATTAAAGGAAAAGCTAAAAAAGATTAAAACAATATTGTTTCGTAAACACGATGTGTGGAGCAACACGAAATAAAGGAATTATATAAATGAAAAACTTTATTGCCGCAATTAACACATACCCATTTGAAGCCAAACGAATCCTTCTTAAAGAATTAGAATCAAAACTCCCACTTAAATACAAAGAAGAAATAGAAAGAATTACGAACGAATTGATGTGCAATAAGAATTTTAAGAAGGTATTAAAACCGTATGAATGATCCATCCGTATATTTCGAAAGCAAAGAAGTCCGCAAAGAGTTCCTGTCTAAAATCTTATCCCAATTAGTACAATATTCCGAATTTGGCAAAATGCGTTATTGGGTTGATTACTGCCCGCGTTTCCATCTTTCAATTACAATAGATTTTGACTTAGAAGGCGGCAACGCAAACGATATGCTAAAAAAAATAAACGCCGCGGAAGACATTCTATTCCAAATAAAACAGGCCGAAACATGAATAACCTCTTAGAACAATACCACGCCACAAAAGACCCCCTTATAAAACAGCAGATCATCTTAGAATATCAAAATTTAATCTGGTATATAATAAATAAAAACAGAATCAGGCCGATAGGAATATTGACATTAGACGATTATTTCTCATTCGGAGTAGAAGGGCTAAACGACGCGATTGAACGGTATGAGCCTAAATATAATGTAAAATTTGAAACTTGGGCAAGCATTAAAATTGAAGGAGCTATTAAAGACGCTTCAAAAGCTTATTTACCCGATAGGAAAAAGAAAAACCCCGATATAAACGTGAAACCAAGAAAGGGGGATTATGATAGTGAATATGAACACTCCTCAACTTTAATAGAAGACTTTACCCCGGATAACAAGCCTACCCCCGACTTCATAGAACAACAAAACGAATTAAATAGTTGCCTTTTAGATGCCATTAAAACCTTACCGGAACGCACCCAGATTGCTATGAAACTCTATTTTTTCGATACTCTCACGCAGTTAGAGATTGCCAACCTATTAGGCAAAAGCCAGAGGCTTGTTAGCCACATAATAAGACAAGGTTTAAGACGATTACGCAAAGATAAAAGGCTAAGAGAATTATTTAATGTTGGGGAGACCGAAAACAACCGTGGCTGAGAAATTAGAGGGAAAAACATTTGATTTAGAGAAGATTACAAAACTCGCCGAACACGGTTTAACCGACGCCGAGATTGCCGATATTTTAAATGTTGACGAATGCACCGTCAACAGATGGAAAGCCGACCCCGATTTTATGCAAGCCCTTAAAAAGGGTAAAGAATATTCCGATTCCCTCGTCGAAAGGAAATTATACGAAAGAGCCATAGGATATAACTATACAACCGACAGACTAACAAAAAAAGGCGATGTGGTTACTTTGAATATCCATGTCCCGCCTGAGCCCATCTGTATTTTTTATTGGTTAAACAACCGCAAACCTGAAATTTGGAGAAACAGAAAAGAAGTAACAATAGAGCAAGAAAAGCCGATTAAGGTTTTTAATGTTGATGAAGCGCCCGACGAAGTTATAGATACTGAATATAATAAAGCAATTAATAAAAATGTTAAATAATGCTAACAATAGAAGAAAAGCGCATAGCATTAAAAAGACATTATCTGAAAGAATATTTTAAGAAGCTTGCGCCCCATAGATATATTAACCCCCTGCCTTACCAAGCGGGGTTTTCGCATAGTAAGAAAAGATATAGAGCGGCTTTCGGGGGGAATAGAAGCGGGAAAACATTTTACACCGCAAAAACAATACTTGATGAAATAGCCGAGAAAGAAAACGGTATTTATTTATGCGCGACGTTTAGCTCTATATCGATAAAGGTTCAACAAAAGAAGTTCTTTGATTTAATGCCCAAAGACGGAAGTTTCGACGGAAGATTCTCAATCCAAAGAGGCTTCGTTAACCGCGTCGTTACTACTGATAAGGGGACTATAGTCTATTTTATGACCTATGAGCAAGATAGAGAAAAGTTCCAAGGTTTAGATTTAGACGGTATCTGGTTAGATGAAGAACCGCCAGAGGAAATATGGAAGGAACTTAAAGCCCGTATCATAGACAGAAACGGGCACATGTGGATTTCAATGACGCCGCTCAATGGTATGACTTATATCAAAGATGAGATAGTTGATAATCCAGATACTGACAATATAGACTATTGGTTTTGGCCGACCGCTGAGAATACTTATATCGATCAATCGGCCGTGCAAAGCATTTTCGGTTCATATGCCGAGAAAGAAGCTTTAACAAGATCAACGGGCGCGTTCCAGAACCTCACTTCCGGTTTAACTTACTATGCTTTCGGCGAATATAACCTGTTGAGCGATTACGATCATTCCGCCAAGCAAACCAAAGACGGAAGGTTCAAATATGAAAGAACACGAACGCTTGAAATATCATGCGATTTTAATATTGAAATAATGAGTTGGGCCGTTTCGCAGCAAATAGGAAGCGACGATTTTGTCTTTGACGCGATTGAATCAATAGGCTACGCGAATACCGACCACATGTGCCAAATGCTAAGGGACAGATACCCCGACCATTCAGATTTTAGCATGGTGTTTTACGGCGATGCGGCGGGAGCGCAAAGAAGGCCGGAAACGACTTATACAAATTGGGATATTATACATAAGCATTTCCCTAACGCAAAAATAGTCTATAAAAATATAAAGAATATAAAAGACAGGGTTGATTCTACAAACGCGAGGCTTAAGAGCGCTAATCAGGAAGTTCATTGTTTTATATCCAAATCATGCACAAGACTAATAAAAGACTTAAAACGCGTTACATGGGAATTATTGTTAAGCCAAGCGCAAAGGAATAAGAACTTAGAGAATAAGATGCTCACACACCCGTCGGACGGGCTTTCATATATGTTCTACGCTAAATATCCCGTGCCGGGAATGATTAAAACTACAACAGGATTATACTAATGACTACAGCAAAACAGGCGATGCAAGACTTGAATCAAAAGATGATATTTGATTATGATTCAGCGAGAGTACAGGAAGCCAAACGATTCAGGGGCGTTTACGACAACGACTACGATTCCATAAAAAAAAGCATACTCTACTACTATACAAACAAGCCTTTCAAAGCCACGACCCTAACAGACAAACTGCATATCCAGCATAGCGATATAACCGAAAACATTATAGACAGATTAGTTGCTGGCATTTATGATAAAGAACCTATTAGGGAATTAGTCTTAAGCGAATCGGAGCAAGGGAAAGAGGTTGACCCAAATTTATATGATTTACTTACAAGAACTGATTTCCACAACCGAATGATTGAATGTCTCCGTAAGGCAATGTTCTTTAATACTTCAATGTTATTCGCGGTTATCAGGGATGGAGAAGTCAAACTCGATATACTCACACCGGATATGGTGGAAATAGCCGCCGCCGATGATGATTATCTCAAAATGGAAGGCATTAAAATATCCTATTCGCAGGAAGATTTGACAACCTATTCCGTAATGTGGTCTAAAGATTATCATTGGTCTGAATGGGGGGATGGAAGCAAAAGAAAAATCGACGGGAATGATGATGGTATAAACCCATTCAAGATAATTCCTATAGCGGTTTTAAGAATGCGCGAAGGAGCCGATTTCTTTGGCGAGCCTTCATGGGGGATATTCTTAACTCAGCTAGCAAAAGACTTAAAGTTAAGCATGATTGACCTTGTTGAGTTCTTCCAAGGTCATGGAATACTATTCGGCGTTAATACGGGCATAGCGAGCGGTGAATCTGTTTTCCCCGGTAAGATCATAAATGTTGATAATGTAAGGGACGGGGATGTAACCCCCTCCCTTGAATATATTACAAGCTCCGCGGATATAGAATCATTAAGACAAACCGTTGACTACCGCACCGAAGATATAATGCGCTCAAAGAATATAATGGGCTCTACGGCCGACCTTGATAGTAACCCGGCCTCCGGCGCTTCAAAAGAAGCCGACGTTTTACCTGTTTATGAAAAACGCGAAATAACCCGCTCCAAAATATGGCGTTTTGAAATGGAATGCCTGAAAATATTTAGGATTGTCTATAACTACGCAGTTAAGTCCGGTCAAGTAAAAGGGAACAAGTTAAACGAACTGGGAGAATTTAACGTCGTCTTACAAAATTCCAACGCAATGGAAACGCAAGATCAGAAATCTAAACGCAGAGAATATGAATTAAAATATCATATCAAAGACGAGGTGATGATAGTTGCGGAAGAATTAGAATGTAGTATTGAGGATGCAGAGAAACATATACAAGAAATATTACAGAGACGTAAAAAATTAGGTTTAGACCAAATGGAACAACAGCAACAGAACCAAAGATTAACATTCGCACAAAAGGCCGCCGCTCTTAAATGACACCTGACGAGATATTCAAATATAAAGTAGATAAGATAATAGCGGAGATACTTGCCGATACAGAACTGCTTCTTAAACAGAAGCTAATAACCAAAGAAGAATTATTACAGCAAGACTTCCGCGAATTGATGAATGAGAAGGGCTATCAGGAAGCGGCTAACGAGTTCCTGGATTCAATGGATAATATAGGTTTCCAGTTTGGTAATGAGGTATCAAGAAACTTAGCCGAGACTGTCGAGTTCAGGCAATCCGTATTACTCGAATACATTACAGGTAAGCAGAGCCAAACGGGCGCGCAGTTTAAGCGTATGGTGTTTGACATGATAGATAAGGGCTTTACCAAAGAAGAATTTGAGTTAAGGAAAGCCGAGATAGGACTTACTGACTATCAGATGAACCAAGCTCTAACCACAGCCCAAGCCGATGTTTCCAGAGACACTATACGAGACGCTCACAAAGACGACCCAAATCAAAGATTCAAGTATATCGGCGGAATATCTGAGAATAGCTCTAAACAATGTAAACATTTGGTATTAAATCAGGAACCCGAAGGCTATACCATTGCTGAAATTGACGCTGGTATCGATACTCCGTATGTAGATAATGAAGGCAATGTTCTTAAGATATTTTGGGAAGGCAGAGTACCGAACTTTAATTGCAGACATCAATGGGTGCCTTTGATAAAGAGAAAGAATGCAACCACCGATAAACTTCCCTGACCTTAAAAGCATAATACAGTTATCAACACAGCAATGTAAGAAAATCGGTTCCGTAGTTAAGACTGTTATGACCGAAGATGCTTTGGACGGTAAACTACAAGGCGATCCGCAAAAGCAGAACTACAAATCAGAACAATATAAGCGGTACAAAGCCAACGGAATGCGGAGATTCACCTTTGATGTCGAGAAAAATCCAACAGGCAAAAACATATTCCAGAAACTCGACAGAGGAGAGGCCATCAGGGGCTCTAAGTTAAAGAAAAGCGGTTCGAGATTCACCTCCGGGAACGCAAGATTAAAAGGCTATAGCGGGACTTCTCTTAATATAAATGTTAGCTCCGTTAATATGATCCTGACGCAAAAGACAATTAACAGTCTCCATATGTCCGCCTCTGATAAATCTGGTATCACAATGAGTTACGGAGCCTTTGCGGCTAAATTGATTGAGGGTAACGAAAGACACGGTTATAATATTAGAACCTTAAGCAGAGAGAATAGAGAATTAGTGAAAGACGCTTTTGTTGAATCCTTCGCAGATAATGTAAAGGAAATTATCAAAGGCAAAATAGATATAAGAGTTTCAATTTAAGTTTTAACAAATGGAGTGATTTCATTTATGCTAATTGAGAAAAGCTTAAGACATTTGTTCGATACAGATGATGGCGGCGCAGGTACTCCGGTTGATCCGAAACCTTTAACGAATGATGATGCGCTTGACGGTATTCCAGACGATAGCGTAATTTCATACAAAGCGAAAGACCTAAAGAAACTAAGAAGCGAATCCGCGGCCCAAAGAATTAAAACTAAAGATGCTGAGGAAAAAGCTTCGAACCTATCTAAAGAACTTGAAGAGGCAAAGGCATTGATTGCCCAAAAAGAAAAAGACTTGAACTTAACGGCGGAAGAAAAAGAAAAAATGAAACAGGATAACGAGAAATTACAAGGTTTGGAACTTAAGGTAAAAGAGGCGCAAGATGCGGCCCGTAAAACTCTTTTAGACCAATTAGACCCCGATAGTCCCGATTATAAATTCGCCGAAAAGGAACAAGACTTTAACAGGCTTACAGAGTTTGTTGAGATAGCCAAAACCAAATATGTCAAGACGGAAGGAAGTAAACCCGGATTTCAAGGGAAATCAGAGCCAAAACCTATGACGCGTCTTGAATATATCAGATCAACAATGAAAAAGGATAATTAAAAATGGCATACACACTTCAAGAATTGAGCGTTAAATACGCTAAAAAGCAAACCGGAGAAGTAGACGATCTTTTAGAAGACAATCCAGTACTTGCTTCTCTACCTTTCAAAGCGTCTACACACGCGATGCACAACGTTTATCAGAAATTAGAAGCCGTCACGGGCGCTTCGTTTGTTGCGGGCGGTAAAGCTCTTCCTAATATGTCAACTAAATCAAAGCTTGAACGAGTTGATTTAGGTATCATGGGCGGACAGATGGAAGTCGATCAAGACACCGTTAAACAATACGGCGGACTTGATTTATATCTTAACGACAGACTTCCCGATATATTAAAGGCAACCGGAACCTCGGCGGAACAATCCATAATTTATAATTTCTGGTATCAGTACTGCCTAAACAACAAGACCACCCATTGCACGAATGCCGGAGCTACAACCGGAGATTCTTATATAATGTTGGCGGTGAGATATTCCCAAAGAGATAACGTTGGTTTATTCTCCCCGGAAGGTTTTGCAGACGGAGTATTATTCCCGTGGGAGTGGTACAACGGACAGAGCGTTTATAAAGACGCCAGTGGCGTAAATGTTTACGGCGGTTATATTAAAAATTACTTCGGCTGGCAGTTAGCCTCTGATAAAGTTGTTCAGGCTATAGTCAATATTAACGCCTCCAACTTACCTACGGACGATGAAATATCCGCAAGCCTTAGAAAAGTTAGAGCCGACGGAAGCACACAATTGGTGATGACCCCCGCTCTAATGGATTTACTTGGTAACGAGTTCAAAGATAATATTTATTACCAGCCGACCGACAGGGGAATAGACAAACGTATCGCCTCTTATAACGGCGTGCCTATTTTATCAACTTTCAATATGAGCGAAGACGAAGACATCGTCTCGTTTGCGTAAGGGAGAATATTATGAGTTTGACATTTGGACTAGGTTTTGATTATACACACGCCAACGATTATTTGGCGGAAGCTCAGGCGGTGCCTCAGAATACAACCGCCGCGGGGAATGGCGGGGCTAAATATGTTGCTGGTATTCAGGCCGCCGCCGAGATACTCGCGATAGCAAACGAAGCGGTTGTTATAGCGGCTGGTAAGAATTTTACAATTAAAATACAGGATTGCGAAACCGCGCTCGGCACCTTCGCAGATTTAACAACCATCTTCTCTTTGGCAAGCCCTGCAAGCGAGACAACTTATGCGGCTGGGTATGAGTTTAAGACAGGTGAAGAAAGATATGCGCTACCCACAGACGCAAAGGACTACGTGAAGGCAAGCATAGTCACAACCGATGCCGCCGCTGATGGAAAATTAGACATAGTCCTTCATTATATCCCAAGATAAAACAGGGGCTTTATGCCCCTTATATTTATGATAGCAAGCAAAATAACCGAACAAGATATATACGATATAGAGCCTTCGCTTACTAACTATAAGCATAGAGACCAAATAAGCTATCAGGCTCAAATTGAAGCGGCTTATCAACTGTTAATCGATGTATTAAAAAACCAAAACAAATATATAAGACTTGCTACCTTAAAACTTGACTTACTTACTACGGCCATTGAAGACCCTTTAGAAAGATTACGCTTAGTTGTTAAGGCAACCTCCGGCTCGCCGACTTTCTTATTAAAGGGATGTGACACAGAAACCGGGACTTATAGAGTAGTTACAAGAATTAGTTTGGGCGATCTTAATGAACATACGACATTAATTACTGACCCTTGCATTTATTATAAATATGAATTATCGGGAACGGGGGTTATCGATTACGCGTATTTAATAGAAAAATCTTTTGAACTACCTCACAAATATGCGACACTTATGCTCATTTATCAAGCCCT